TAACTTTGGTGAACGTAATCAATGTCTTCAATGTGAGCTTTTGGATGCGCCTGATCCGCAGCAGCTCGCAGGGCGACGGCCAGCGCCTCACGCTCTGGGTCGTGAGTCAAGCATGTGACCATCGGCTCAAGCTTGGATTCCCAGGCATCTAGGACTGCTTGCGCGGCGGGTGAAAGTTCAGACATTAGCCGTCCAGCTCTTTTACAAGTGTTTTGAGTGCTTTGTACTGCCCCCATGTCAGACCAAAACGCTGTTCGCCATTGCTGTTGAGGATGACATCAAAGCCCTCACCGTTGTGCCACATGGACATTTCCATGAAGTCATCTCCTTTGGTGGTTACGTCGTAGTACGCTAAAGGGACGGATGCTGTTTCGAGCTTGTAACGCTCTATTTTATTGATTGATTTTTTGTCAGACATAGAAGGGGAAGCGACTTGTGTTGATTAAAACTACTGATTAATTTCGCCCAAAAGTTCCGTGGCGCACGAGTGGTAGCCCAAACCATCAATCCACGCTGCCAACTCATGGATAACATCATGAGCAATACGCTCTGACTCCCTGTCGCAAGCAGTACCGTTTTCGATCTTTGCGGCTATTCGTCCCTTCAAACTCAGTAGTTCAGTCTGAGCAAGGGCGGCGCGGGCTTCAGTCGCTAGCGCATGAGTTTCGCGGCGATCATCCATCAAAAGCTGCCGGTAATGATCCAGCTCATCGGCCATGCGCGCGCATAGCTCTCGGAAGTCAGTCATTGAGCAGTCCTCCATCAACGAGACCGTCGCACCACTCCTTGAACGGTGCTTCGATCTGAGCCATGGCTTTGTTGTCGATAGTCTCAGGTTTGTGAATCATGCTGATTGCCAAGCCCAAGGCATCGCCAAGGCGATTCTCCAGCGTGTCCAGTGGCACAAACTTGTAGTCAGTCATTAAGCTGCTCCAGTGCGCGGCGAATGGTGTTGTTCAAGGGTTCCACAAGTTCTCTAGACGATCAGTGATAGCAGCTAAATGGGCTTCGTAAACGTTGTCAAATGTCCCAACGTATTTTTTCTTTCCTTGTCCAAGAAGTTGATAGCTTGCATACCACCTACCTTCTGGTGTTGGGCGAACGTATCTCCAACCTGACTTCCCTCTCTTGCGCTTATTTTGTTCGTTTGTGCGTCGGGTGCACCATCGTAAGTTACTCACCTTGTTGTTAAGAGGGTCACCATCAATATGGTCCACTTCGGTGTCCTTTTCCGAGGGAAGTATTCCAGACAATGCTAGAACAATATGCGAACAGGAGTAAGTTCTGCCTTTGGTTTTGACTCGATAGTACCCGTCAACGAGGTGGCCTGCCATCTTTTGCCTGTTCTGATAAGGTAGCAGCGTCTTCCACGAGAGACCCGAAGGTTGGTTAGGATCAAGTTCAAATCGTTCTCGCCAAATGGCGAGTTTTTCGTCAGTAACAGTCATTCTATGAGTTTGTAAGTGAATCCATCAACTTCAATGGTTTTTGGCGGAGTAGGAGGGCGGCGGGCGGAGCGGAGTGCGTTGATATATGGCTCCGGGGTTTCTTCCGCTAGCCACTCACAGCACGCCTCCAGCTCCTGATCAGCGCCCCAGCGGGCGGCTTCAGTGGCAATATGATCCTCAAGTTCAATGTGTTTAACCTTGGCGTAATGCCAGTCTTCTTCCCACCTTGCTAAAAGCTCAGGCGGCGGAGTGATCGGGTGTTCTTGTGTCATTGTTGAACCTCGTAGTGTGTAGATTTTCTAGGGCTGTACGTTTTCCCAAGGGCTTGGCTCGGTAATGGGAGCTGGAGTCTTAGGCAGCGTGGCAGCAGCCTGTTGAAGTTGGATGTACTGCAGAGCCTGTTTGTGTTGGTTTAATTCAGCTGTGAGCTGTTGAGTCTGAGCCTCAGCCCACTTCTTTGCATTCGCCGTCAGCTCATCCAGAGCAGACTGACTGTGGGGGTATGCAAAGACCACACCTGCACCTTGCTTGATTGTGATCTTTTGCCCGTTGGTGTTTTCTGCGAGCTCTGAGAGAAACGCGTACGCTCTATCGCCTGGGATATTTGCGAGAACTCCCAGCTGGATCGGATCCACCACGCCTCGGTTTGCTTCATAGAGAGCCGAGAAGCAATTGGTTACCCGTGTAGCAACCTCATCGTTTCGCTTTTGTTTGAGCGCCCTTTCGCGACTGATACCAGCTCCCCCGATCAAGCCACCAGCAAAAGCGAAGGATGCGCCTACAAACTGCGGTGCAGTCACAGCCGTGGCAATACCCACAGCGGCACCGGCAGCGATGGCCAGACTGAGATTAGGATTTAACCGGATCATGTTTTTGGAAGGCGGGGTCCCAATGGTTGGTGTTCATGTCCTGAGCGAACTCCACCGGAGAAGGGAGTCGGTCAGGGCCTTTTGCTGCTCGATCGGATTGTAAGTCAAAAGCCTTTAAGCGGAGACCTCTGATTCCTGGGACACCATCGTTTAACACCACCTTTACATTCGGGAGCTTGAGGATGTTCACCAGCGCCTCTCGTGTGCGCTCTACAAAGCGATGCTTGGCAGCGGGCTTGTAGCCACAGGACTTACAGAAGTTCGCGTAGCTGGGGTATAGCGCACCATATGCGTTAGCGATATACATACCTTTCTCGCTTTCGTCTGTATTTGGCTTACGAGCGCCCTGACCCACTGGCGTCACAGTATTCGGAGTGTACAGGCAGCAATCATGCAGCCACGCAACGAACTGATTATTGAACAGCAGAGCTTCGATGTTTGTTTTGTTCAGCGATGGGACGTGCTTCGTGGGATTAGCCAGAACGTCCTTCATGGTTGCGTAGTCCATGGACAGAGCCCAGGTCACGATTCCGCTCATCTCAGGAACAAACGCGCCTTCAATCCGATCGTCGTACACGCTGATCAGTTCCTTACGCAGACTAGGGTCAACGACCTTGTCCATCACGATCGTCAGACGACGACGCTCTAGACCGCTGCTGGAATCGTTTGATGTGATGTGCTCGTTACTGGCGATACACACCAGACATTCAGGCTTGAAGCTGATGATCTCTTTTCCATACTTGCGCTCTGCACGCAACGTATCCGAAGCTGAAGTCAGCTTCTTCAGCACGTCCATGCGGCGGTTGTAGTTGGATTCATCCGTCAGCAGCAGAAGCTTCTTGCCGATCAGGTTGTAGCTCTCAAATTTGTTGGTCTCGATGACCTCAAGGCTCGACGTGTGAGTGCCGTGAAAACCAGCGAGAGCAACCATCAACTGCTGCATCGTTGACTTGCCGGTACCACCAGGGCCTACGAGGTGTAGGAACCTTTCACCAGCTGTGTAGCCAGTCAGTAGAGCGCGAGCGAACGCCTGAATCAGAACCTCCTGGCCCTTATCTAGAGCAGAAGTTATCCAGCGCATGAACTCTGGGCATCGAGCACTGGTGCTGTATTCGTACGGAAGCTTGTGACGGAAATACAGTTCCTTTTGCCGTCCCTCCTCGAACTCCAGCGTGGTCGTATCGAGAACACCGTTCTTGAACGGAATGGAACCACGTGACTTTGTCCAGATGCTGCGACGCCCACCATCTGCAGACTTGAGCAGCTTGGCTTTCAGGATCGAGAATACGCTGTTGATCATGGCGGCGTTGTACTTCGCCAGCACACCTGCCGTCACGAAAGAGTCTAAGGCTTTTACAATTCTCCGTTTGATGTGCTGCTCGTCTTGATGATACCAAATATCTTGATCTTCGTCGTAATGGTAGAACTGATCTAAGTAGCTGTCGTAGATGAAGGCGTCACCCTGATTCGTGACGATGATGTCCGCTACGTCGTTCTCAGAGAACTCACGATTCCTGGTACCGCCCTGCAGGCTGACGAGCTGGGTAGGCGTTGAAGGCGTGTTCATGTCTTTTTCTTTTGTTTTTGTTGTTTTTGATGTTGATGTAGTGGTCTCAGGCTCTGGTGAGCTGAGATCAAATTCAGACATATCGAGCACAGCGTTTACAGCTGCGTCTCGCTTGGCTTGTTCGAGAGCTTCCTTCACCTCGTGCGAGGCGTGGGTGTCGAAGACTGACCGGCTGATGCGGCGAATCTTTTTCCAGGTGCCGAGCTCACCTAGGTCAGAAGCTAGGGAGACGGCGGGTTGAAGCTCCTCCGGGTTCCTGATGGAATTCAGGATGCGGTCGAATTTGCCATCGATGTCGTGCGGGTAACCATAGATATTATAGAACGCATCACGTGCCACAGTCAACGGTGACGTGTTCAGAGCGATATCGTTTACACCACACCAGTTGGCCCAGCCTATAAGCTCTTTAAATACTGCAGCCATCGTTGAGCTGCGGTCGCCAACCTCCTCGCCATCGAGCACGGATCGGACGGTGTTCGAGACTAGGCGCCCAAGGTCCATACCGTTTTGACGGATGGTTACCTTGTCTAGGCAATCGATTGGATCGTCACCGAGATCTGTTTCGTCGGGCGGCAGGGCTGCGAATGCCCGGATCGCTTCGTTAATTTTCTCACTCGGGATGAAGCGACCAGGCTGCGCGAAAATCTCTTCCGGTCCCCTTGGTCCGTAGAAGAGGTTGGGAATGGTCGTTGCGCGAACGTCGGAACCGGGTATCTGGGCGTAAATCTGCTTACAGAACCACTGGTAGAAACTAGGATTGATGACTGTAGCCTCTAAGCCAAAGACCAGGCGGAAGCGAGGCCAGCCCTCCGTGGTCGACGGGGAGTAGTACCCGAGGGTCAGATACTTTTTACAAATGTCCAGTTCAAGAGCTTGTTCAACAGTTAGCTCTTGTTTTTGTACCTTGTTGCCAGCTTCATCTTTATGGTCTGCTTGATTATCGATATCGACGATAATCAAACCTGCTTTGATAACTCCTGTTGAGTTCTTTTGCCGCTTGCCACCTTGAAGATGCCACGCGCAAAGACCCGCTTGCTTTGACAGAATCTTAGCAAGTTCAGTCGTATCAGTCTCAACTGCGTCCCACCCTGTATTGAAGGCTGCGAAGTTACCGCCGGTTGCGATCTTGCCCTGGTCGGGGTCAAGGTGCGGGACCACCCCAAGGTTTACAGAGCAAATGAACTTCATGGGATGTCGCTGAGCGCCTCTAGTATGGCCCGAAACCGGCCGTGTGGATCCTAAGAAAAGCTAAAGAACCCTCTCAGGGAAAGCCGTCTGGAGGGTTTGATTCTACGCCTGAGGGTTAAGTTCGTAGTAACTTTTTAGAACTTGGAGCCAACTTTCACAGTCTTTTTCAACTTCTTCTTCGCCAAACGTAAATAGTTGAGTGTTGAATTCAGGGATTGCCGTAGTAACAATGATCTGCGTTTTAACGATTTTAATTCCTAGACAAGCTTCGGCGGCTAGTTTGTATGCAGCAAGCTGAAGACGTGTCTTCTTTACTTTAAAGACACCTGAGATCAGAGCTTTCTTTGTCTTTTCGTCGACGTTGACGTTTTTGTTTGGGAAGCGAGCTGAGTAGGGTCCATTGCTGGTCTTGAAGTCCGCTAGGACAATTTCAGCATTTGAGTTCATGTAGATCAGGTCACAACATCCTGCGTAACCGTGACCTGTATCTTCGTTGTAGTAATGTATGCGTCCCACACCGTCATCGCCAACGTACTGAGCCCAGCGTGGTTGGTTGAACGGCTTTTCACTCCACAGAACGCGACCACCTTCTAGAAGATTATCCAAAACTTCAGGCACCCCATCCCAATAGGGTTTGTACTGCTCTGAAGGAATTACACGCAGCCCACGTAGATAATCCTCTACGCTGTTGTGAATCCAAGTTCCTCTGGTCGCAGCAGCATCCGCTACCCCTGGATTCATCAGATTCCAGTGAGCTAGCTTCTTTCGGGTCATCTCAGTTTGAGTGGCACTGAGTACGGATGTTACTGAAGGTAGAGGTTTAGGAACACCAGCACAGAGGTAATGCCGTAGACCATTAATCGTTACTCTTGTATCGGACACAGTTGTAGTGTCAATTCCTTTTTATATTAGAACGAACTTGTTGCTACAGGACCTTCATCTTCGTCCTCATCTTCATCCTCGTCATCGTTTAAAAAGAATTCTTGTTTCTGATACTGATATTCACGGTTTCTTTGGTCAAGCTCACCCATGAGGCACAGTGCAGCTGAGAAACCTTCGATCGTAATATCAGCGCAGTCTTCAGGCGAGCGTGCGTTACCCTGATAATCAACGCACTCTGTCAACAGCTGCTGCCCCACAAGCAATGCAGTGATTTTATCGAGCTGGCGGTTATGTTCTTTGTGCAGCTCGATGAGTTGATCGAGCTTTTTGAACAGACGCTTACTCACAGCTTGAGGTCTTGCGGGCGGTGCCAGCCTACTTCGAAATCAATCTGTGTATTAACTGCAGCTGCACCTGCTTTTTGGAAAACAAACCACGCTGAAGTTACAGGGTCTTTTGCAGTGGTACCATCTGCACGAAATGATGGGCGCGGCGAGAGGATCTTAATGTTTGTCAAGGAAGAGTCTTGTAGGAAATCTTCGCGTGCCCGTGTGGGCTCTAGGAACGTCAATCTATCTAATATGCACACACCTTTTGTAGCTACTTGAAGCCCACACTCTGTGATCCACTTCGTGTAGTCCTTCATTCCTTGAGTTATCGCTACAACCCAGTCAACGTTTCCTTTGTGCGTTGACCACCAACCAAGGTCTACAAGGTTTTCTTCCGAGTTATTTATAGTGATCTCAGTGATACCTGCCTTACGGACTTGCTTTTCGAGCTGCCCGCTGAAATCGCAAGGAAGGAGAACCACACCATCGACCAAGCCAGAGTTCCCGATAGGATCGAAGATATACCTAGGGACGTGGTAAAAACCTGACATGTCTGAGCAGATACTGGATAAGCTTCGTTCGTACTTAACACTGGAGCAGGATTTCACTCACCGTGCCTTCCTGGATGGCTTGGACAAGCTGAACCCGAAAGAGTCACGTGAGCTCCTAGGGATTATATACGCAAATTATTTGATCAGGGGCAGGATACTTGAGAACATCATAAAGTACTGTGCTGTTTATGGAGTTGATTTACCGTCGTTCGGCGATCTCTTAGAGATGTGAGCACAAAAAAAAGGACGCCTGTGTTGACGCCCCCTGAGGTGAACAATCCGATCTGACTCTAAGTCAGAAGTCCAGACCTGCGGCTTGAAGAGCTGCTTTCTGCTCTTCGGTTAGGTCCTTCTTCGCAGCTGCTTTCTTGGCAGCAGGCGGCTCCGACACTTCTGCCTTAGCGCCAGGTGTCCCAGCGCCAGCAGGCAGAGCAGCAAGACCAGCAGGCGCTGCGCCCTCTAGCCTTTTGGGGTTGGCTTCCATGAACGCTTCCTTAATCGCAGCGTGGTCTTCTCCCAGAGGAAGCTCAACCAGATTCGAACCGGGGATACCACTACGTAAAGCAGATGCCACCAGATCTCCTGCACCGCCATCAAGCCACGCTGCAATATCCTCGATGAGTTTGCGCTCATCGTCTGTCTGGGCAGGGCGGTCTTTGAATTCAAGAGCGTTGTAATTGATTTTCGCGCCATCAGCACCCGTCATCGGGTCCCTCTCATTGAAGGACTTCTGTACGAATTTAGTTGATGTGATCACCTCACCAACGTTAATCCGGTTGTTGTAGAGCGTCTGGAAGTACGAGATAAAGTTCTTCTGGCTCGACTTACCGCTGATGATGCTAGTACAAACGCAGCGTGGAGGAAGCAGACGATGAGAAGGTGTGACACCAATGTAACTAATACGAATAAACTCCTCGTGCGACCGCATACCGAGGTTACCGAAATACGGCGTGAACCCAAGAAGGATGAATTCAATGGGTATGCCGTTATCGTTCGAGTCGGTGATGGCCGCATCAGGGTCATTATCGGATTTCCAACGACGCGCCTGAAGGTCGATTCGAAGTGTGTGCGGCGGAATTTGGCACAATATCTCGTCGGCAGAGAACTTACCAGCGATGAAAACCATGACGTTAAATCAGAGAGAGAAATCAAGTGAACCGAGAGCCGCTGCTGAGACGCGCCCTTTGTCAGGGTCTGCAGCCTTTGCGGGCGCGGACTTTGTGCCCTTAGGAAGGTAAAGAACTTTTTCAACGGAGTAGTTTAGATACTGACGTTCTTCTTTCTCACTCGTGGTGATTCGACCGACAGCGATTGTCGGCGTTCCGTTAGGTAGCTCAGAGAGCTGCTTCGAGAACTTGTCCCACGCGGTGATCTTTGTCCAGGAGGTTTCAGAGCTTTCAGGATCCTGCCAAGCCAGAGACCTGTTAGTTACGGTCGAGTCGCCAACCTCATTCTCTTCCTGCTTCGGACCCAAGCCACCACAAGCCATGTAGGTGTTGATCGCAAGCAGGTCATCGAAGTTGTCGTTGGTTACGACCAGCATCGGCTGCATCTGAAGCACACCGTCTGGCGTGGCTTTCGCAGGACCGATGGCGAGGATCGTCTGATCCTCTTTGAGCCCCTTCAGCAGCTTGCCGACGTAGTGGTCAGACTTTTGCGTCAGCTGAACTTTGGTTGCGACTCGTTTGTCTGAGGTTGGGAGCGACTCCGCGATTGCGTTGACGACTCCGTCTTCTTCAAGCGCTTCGTCTTTGACCCGAAGGCCGAGCATCGTGATGAGCATGGTTGAGCGTTCTGTAAATCGTTGAGCGATGTACCTTCAGTGCCTTGGCGATCTCCCTGACGGGGACGCCTTGGCTGGAGAATGCTAGTACCAAATTGGTGTCTGCGTCTCCAAGCTTGGACGCTTTCATCTTCTTGTAAGAGTTGTGGTAAGGGTTGATGCAAATTCGGTTGCCGCACGCTGGCTTTACGCAATCGTCTTTGTTGATTTCAAGATAATCTAGTATC